TATCCAAATGCAGATGAGATAACAACAGGCCCTAATGAGGCACTATCATTGCCACCTGAGTCTCGCATGGAATATATCAGCCCCTCTGGTGATAGCTATGACAGCCAGTTCACAAGATTGAAAGACATTGCAGAACAAATCAATACATTATCACTAGCCGCAGTACTTGGACAAAAGTTGGTAGGAGAATCAGCAGAGGCCAAAAGGATAGACCGATCTCAGAATGACAGCACAATGATGGTTATTGCACAGCAGATGCAAGACTTGATTGATAATTGTTTGAAGTTTCATAGTGAATATCTCAATGAACCTAATGCTGGCAGTAGCTTTGTTAATAGAGACTTTGTTTCTGCAAGATTAGAACCACAGGAGATAACATCATTGCTCACATTGTTTACTGCTGGAACTATTACTCAGGAAACTTTGTTGAATCAATTATCTGCTGGTGAGGTTCTTGGTGATGATTTTGATGTTGAGGAAGAGATTGAAGGCACACAGCAGGGAGGTCTTACAGAAGTTGAGCCACCAGAAGAACCTGACGAAGAACCAGAAGAGGAGGAGGAAGAGGGAGAAGAATGATAAATGAGTATTCCAGAGGTATTTTTTAGGGAGACTATTGATCTAAACAGGTACAGTAATGCCGTATCAGCAGACTTTGTAAGAACTTATAATGACGTTATTTTACTTGCAGCAAGAAAGCTCAATGCAATAAATATCAGACAGGCAAAGGCTGGAGAAGGGGTAGTCATAGCACCACAGACCAAGAAAAGACTGAGGGCAATAATAGCTCAATCAAAAAGTAGTTTGGATAAATGGTCTAAGACTACAACAAAGAAGATGATAAAAGAGATAGAAGGTTTAGCAAAAGTACAGGCTGGATTTATTGAAGGCGAACTAAAAAAAGCTGTAAAATCAGGAAATATCCCCATCAACTCAGTAGCTGTTAGCTCTAAATATGCAGAATCATTTGTCACAACAGATCCCACAAAGGTAAATATATTTACAAGCAAGCAATTTACAGAAGATGATTTTAAGAAGTTTGGCTCTGGAAAGTTTGAACTTACTGCAAGACAAGGGGCAATGCAGACACTACCAAATGGAGAAACAGTAGAGAAAGCATTTAGAGGTATAGCAACAAGACAACAGGAGGGTTTAGCTAGAACTATCAGGCAGGGTGTATTTAGTGGAGAGTCAACACAGCAGATAGCAAGTCGAATGATAGGGAGGCTGGAGTTTGGACAGAGAGGTAGTGTTAGACAGATAGCACAAGCTGGAGGAGAACTTACAAAACTAGCTAATCATCAGATACAAACTATAGTCAGAACATCTGTTAACCAAGTCCAGAACCAAGCATCACAGGCTGTTTATGCAGCGAACAGTAAGGTTGCTCCTAAATATGAATATGTTGCAACGCTTGACTCTAGAACCAGTCCAATATGTAAAAGGCTTGATGGTAGAAAGTTTGAATACAACAAAGGCCCTACACCGCCACAGCATTTCAACTGCCGATCTACTACTGTTCCTGTTGTTGATTAT